CCAAGAGCGTAAGTCCTCGTCCAGCTTTGGCAAAGGTACTTAAATTTTTAAGGAGTCTTAAATGGCTTATCCCGTCGTCTCGGCCCCCTACGGCCTAAAGCCGATCAATCTGATCGGTGGTCAGGTATTTGCGGGTTCTACCCGTGATTACTCGATCCAGTATGGTTACGCATCAAACATCTTTTACGGTGACTTGGTAAATATTGTTCGTGGTTCTATTATTAAGAACACTGACACTACTGACTCTACCGGCACTGGTTTGGTTGGTGTGTTTTTGGGTTGTTCTTACACAAACCCTACGACCAAACAATTGCAATTTGCTCAGTACTGGCCCTCTGGCACTGCTGCTACTGGCAGAGCTATCGTCTGTGATGATCCTGACACAGTATTTAAAGTGGTCATGTGTTCCTCTTCAACGGTCATTGCCTCTGCTGCTACTGCTCTGTTAGGTCAAAACTTTGGTTTGATTCAAAATGCAGGTAACGTCAACACAGGTAATTCTGCTGTTGCCGCTCTGTATAACGCATCAAGCACAGGTGTTGATCTTGCTCTACGTGCAGTTGGTTTGGTTGAGGAAACTGCCATTCAAACTAGCGCAACCGGCTCGTCTTCTTCTACTACCATTACATTGACTGGCTCTGGCTTGCCAAGCGCGTTGGTGGTCGGTACAGAAGTTGGCTACATTGCTGCTAATGGTCAGTATGTTCAATCTGGCTCGTATGTGTCTGTGGCTGCGGCTGCGGGCGCTACGTCAGTGACCATTAACTCAACGATTGCGGTTCCCGGCAGTGTTACAGCCATTCCCGGCGGTTCCACTATTCTTTTCACCCAGTATCCAGAAATGCTTGTCAAACTTAACTTTGGCACTCATTCCTACTACACTGGCACAGCCGTTTAAGGAGCTGAATCATGGCTATTTCACGCGCACAACTACTTAAAGAACTTCTCCCCGGTCTGAACGCTTTGTTTGGTCTGGAGTACGCCAAGTATGGTGAGGAACATAAAGAGATTTATGAAACCGAAACCTCTGAGCGTTCTTTTGAAGAAGAAACGAAACTGTCTGGTTTCTCTGCTGCCCCCGTTAAAAACGAGGGTTCTGCCATTGCTTATGACAATGCGCAGGAAGCATGGACTGCCCGATACAACCACGAAACCATTGCTTTGGGCTTCAGCTTGACTGAAGAGGCTATCGAAGATAACTTGTATGACTCACTGTCTGCTCGTTACACGAAGGCTTTGGCCCGCGCTATGGCTTACACCAAGCAAGTTAAAGCTGCTGCTGTTTTGAATAACGGCTTCAGCAATGCTTACGCTGGTGGTGACGGTGTTGCTTTGTTTAGCGCATCACACCCCTTGGTGTCTGGTGGTACTAACAGTAACATCCCCTCTACCCCTGCTGACTTGAACGAAACATCGTTGGAAAACGCTGTTATTCAGATTAGCTTGTGGACAGACGAGCGTGGCCTGTTGATCGCTGCCAAGCCTAACAAGTTGGTGGTTCCACCTGCACTCCAGTTCACGGCAACTCGCTTGCTTGAGACTGAATTGCGCGTGTCTACTGCTGACAATGATATCAACGCCTTGAAGAACAATGGTTCTATCCCCGGTGGATATACCATTAACCACTTCTTGACTGATACCAATGCTTGGTTCCTGACTACAGACGTACCTAACGGCATGAAGCACTTTGTGCGTTCGCCTTTGGCCCAGTCTATGGACGGCGACTTTGACACAGGTAACGTCCGTTACAAGTCTCGTGAGCGTTACAGCTTCGGCTGGTCTGACCCTCTGGGCATGTTCGGTTCTACCGGTGCTTAATATTTCTTAGGAAATATATGGAGAAGGGGGCTTGTGCCCCCTTTTCTTTTGTTGTATATTGCTTTCAACCCGGGGTTATCCGGTGCATTAGACAGTCCCGGCTGACGACATACAGACTAATGCACTTCACTTGTATGTAAGGACACATCATGGCAACCACCACGTTCTCCGGCCCAGTCGTATCTAACAACGGCTTTGAAACGGGCACTTCTGCTTCCCCTCTCGCAGTAACTACAGCAGAAAACGTTAATGCTGCATTTGCTACAACTTCAGCCACATCTGGCGATACACGTCTAAGCTATAACAAGCTGACCTTTACCTCTACAGGTTCAGGCGAAACACTTCGTGCTTTCTCTGTTGTTACTGGCGCAGCCGCAGCTACTGCTGGCACGATCAACGGCGCTCATATCTCTACTGAGATTGATGGCACTGGCACTATTTCTGGCGCTGCTAACGCAATTCGCGCTACTTTGGGTGGTACAGCTACAACCCCCGGTGGTACTTTATCTGTGTTGCAGTTGGATACTAACTTTGCATCTGGTACAAGTGTTAGCGCAGCTTCTGCTTTTATCCGTGTAACTGACAGCGGTGCTGGTACAGGTAAATTGACACGTTTGATGAACATTGGTTCTGGTACAGGCGTATTTACTGCCGCAACTTCTTCTAGCACTTTGGCTGGTGGTATTAAGATTCGTATCGGTTCTACCGATTATTTCTTAGTCGTTGCAAGCGCAGTGTCTTGATATGCAGATAACCAAGGAATTCTTGGAGTCTGAGATTAGTGACCTTGAGCAAGAAATACATAAGGCAAGTGCATTTATGTTAAAAGCTCAAGGCACAGTCGAGGCATACAAGATGCTTATAAACAGGCTAGAAGCCCCAGAACCGGAGCAAGAAAATGGCACAGATACTCCTCTCTAACGCCACCGCCACCGGCGCGGGTGAAGCGTGGCATCCTCGTGATACTGCGGCTGTTGCCACGTATACACAACATAGCTTCCAAGCTATTGGTTTAACCACAGCATCAACGGGTGCGGCTACCGTTTTGATTGAAGTTAGTAACGACGGTGTTAACTTTCTTACAATGGGTGCGATTACTTTGACATTGGGGACATCCGCAACTTCTGATGGATTTGCGGCTGCAAACTCTTATGAGTACTATCGCGCTAACGTATCATCTATCTCTGGTACTAACGCAAAAGTTACCGTGTACATGAAAGGCTAACCATGTCAGTTGTAATCAATTCTGTAGTTGCTGGACAGCCTGTTATTTATTGCAATGCAATCACATCTCCTGCGGTAATGACTAATGGTTTAACCATTTTTAACACCGTTGGTGATATTTTGATTTTTGCTCTTTTGTCAGAGTGCTATACAGCCAACAATGCTACGGCGTCTACGTTGCAGTACACCTCAACAAATAACGCAACATCTACTACGGCAAACATATCTGGCGTTTCGGCGGCTTTAACAAGCGCGGCAGCCGGTGTGGTGGTTACGGCTCAACTTGGTGCTGTGACTAATGCTCCAACAGTGTCAACTGCGGCAGGTGTTGGTGTGTTTCCTTGGGGCGCAGTTCGTGTTCCAAGCGGTAGTTCTATTAAACTTGTAGTAGGCGTAGGTTCAACTACAGGTAAATGGTCACATTATCTTCATTGGCAACCACTGCAAGATGGTGCTGTTGTTACTCCGGCATTCTAATCATGGCTAAGTCTCCAGCATGGCAGAGGAAAGAAGGCAAGAACCCCGAGGGCGGCTTGAACGCCAAAGGTCGAGCCTCTGCAAAAGCGCAAGGCATGAATTTGAAACGTCCCCAGCCAGAAGGCGGCTCCCGGCGAGACTCTTTCTGTGCGAGGATGAGTGGCATGAAAAAGAAGCTAACCAGCGCGAAAACGGCAAACGATCCGAACTCACGCATCAATAAGTCTTTGCGGGCTTGGAATTGCTGATATGCCAAGCACAAGCAAGAAACAACACAATTTCATGGCAGCGATTGCAAATTCGCCATCGTTTGCTAAGAAAGTAGGCGTCCCACAGTCCGTGGGCAAAGATTTTACAACTGCCGATAAAGGCAAGAAATTTTCAAAAGGTGGTGATACTATGGCTACAAAAATGATGGGTATGAAAAAAGGCGGCATGAAAAAAATGGCTGCTGGCGGTTCTGTTAAGGCTTCATCCATGGGCAAAGTTGCAACAGCGGCTCCTAGCCGTGATGGTATGGCTGTCAAAGGCAAGACCAAAGGTACGCAAATTAAAATGGCCGGTTCTGGTGTGCCTAATGGCATCGGTTCCCGTGTAATGAAAAAGGGCGGCAAAACTTGCTGATCTAAGGAGCCATCATGGCAAGAGACACAGTTTATTACGATGACCAGTCCAAGGGTGGCGGTGGTAGCGGCAAACTTTTTAAAGCCATGGAAGCATATGGTGGCCCCGCTGCGTTAGCAGGTAGCGGCGCGGCTGGTTATGCCGACTATAGACTTTCAAAACAAAGAGAGCAAGACAAAAACGAAGCGGCCTCTGAAATGAAGCGCGAGTCTCGTGGTGTCCCAAAACCCGCTAACTTTGATGCTATTCAAGAAGCTAAACAAGAAGTCAAAGATGCTGCTGCTCGTAAAAAGATCAGTGACATGGGTTACAAAAAAGGCGGTATGACAGCTTCCAAACGCGGCGACGGTATTGCTGTCAAAGGCAAGACCCGTGGCACTATGATCACTATGAAGGGTGGCGGCTGCGCCTACTAAAATTATGATGCCATCCCGTGGTATGGGCGCAATTCGCCCCTCAAAAATGCCCGGCGCTAAGAAAATGGCGCGGCGGGATGACACTGATTTCACCCAGTACAAAGAGGGTGGCAAGGTAAACGCCGCTGGCAATTACACAAAACCTAGTCTTCGCAAGAAGATTTTGGCGCAAGTAAAAGCCGCAGCAACGCAGGGTACTGGCGCGGGTCAGTGGTCGGCACGTAAAGCACAGCTTGTTGCCAAGAAGTACAAGGCGGCTGGCGGGGGCTACCGAGATTGAAAGCGCCGCAAAAATCCCTAAAGGATTGGGGCAACCAGAAATGGAGAACCAAAAGTGGAAAACCGTCTAGTAAAACAGGTGAAAGATACCTTCCAGAAGCTGCGATCAAAAGTCTCAGCCCTGCTGAGTACGCTGCGACGACCAAAGCCAAGCGGGCAGGAAAAGCCGCCGGAAAACAATTCGTAGCCCAACCCAAGACAATCGCAAAGAAAACAGCAGGGTATAGATAATGGCTAAGACCACCGGAACCACAGCCTTTAACCTCGACATGAACGACCTCATTGAAGAGGCGTTTGAGCGTTGCGGTCAAGAACTTCGTACGGGCTATAACTTCCGCACTGCACGTCGGTCATTAAACTTGCTAACAATTGAGTGGGCAAACCGTGGTTTGAACTTCTGGACTGTAGAACAGGGCCAGATTCCAATGGTGACGGGTCAGGCTATCTACCCCATGCCGGTAGACACAATCAACCTCCTAGACACCGTTGTGCGCCAAAGCAATGGCACATCTAATCAGATTGATATCAACATCAGCAGTATTTCCGAATCGACCTACATGAGTCTGCCAAACAAGTTGGCACAAGGTCGCCCAATTCAATATTGGTTTAACCGCCAGTCTGGCCAAGAAAACCTGTCTACTGTTACTTTAAACGGCACTATATCGTCTACAGCCACCACAATCACAGTGTCAAATGTGGCTAACTTAACGACCGCTGGGTTTATCAAAATTGATAACGAGACGATCAGTTACCCCAACGTAGACCCGGTAAACAATCAGTTGATTAACTGTGCTCGTGGACAGAACGGCACAACCGCTGCGGCGCATACTACTGGTGCAGCTATGACCGTGCAGAACCTACCTGCTATTAACGTGTGGCCTACGCCTAACGCGCCCGGTGACCAGTACATGTTTGTGTACTACCGCATGCGCCGTATTCAGGATGCTGGCTCTGGTGTAACTGTGCAAGATATTCCATTCCGTTTTATTCCTTGCATGGTGGCAGGATTGGCTTATCTGTTGAGCATGAAATTGCCAGAAGTTGATCCAAACCGTGTAATGGCGCTTAAAGCCGACTACGAACAGCAGTGGGAATTGGCTCAGTCAGAAGACCGCGATACCTCTCCATTGAGGTTTGTGCCAAGGAACTTGTTCTATGCCTAATCGGTTTTCTTCCGGTAAGCATGCAATTGCTGAATGCGACCGTTGTGCGCAGAGGTACATGCTCAAGGAATTAAAGACACAGACGGTTAAGACTAAGCCATTTAAGGTCAAAGTTTGCCCAGCATGTTGGGATCCCGATCAGCCACAGTTGCAACTGGGTATGTATCCAGTTAATGATCCGCAAGCTGTGCGTGAGCCGCGCCCTGATGTGAGTTACATAGTATCTGGCCAAAGTGGCCTACAGATTTTGCTAACGGACAGCACCACACAAGATGGGTTTGGTTATCCAGAGCAAGGCAGTCGGGTCTTTGAATGGGGCTGGAGTCCCGTTGGTGGAGCAAGTGGATTTGATACACTTTTAACGCCAAATAGCTTGGTGTTAGCAATAGAACTTGGTACAGTTACGGTTACAGTTACATAAGGAGCTTGAAATGGACAAAGCGGATTTAAAACAGGACAAAAAGATGATGGCTGGAGCCGTGCATAAGCATGAGAAAAAGCTGCATCCCGGTCAGCCTATGACCAAATTGGCCAAGGGTGGCAAGACAAATGCTCAGATGAAAGCTCTGGGTCGTGGTTTGGCCAAAGTGGCTAATCAGAAAAAGTCTTCCTTCACATACAAAAAAGGAGCTTGATATGGCCACTTTTAGCAAAAAAGTAATGGGCAAAGAAGTTGGTGATGCCAGCGTCTATGCTCCGCCCCACAACATGAGTGGTGAAGCAGGCGTGGACATCAAGAACAGTGGCTACCAAGGTGGTAACCGTTTTACTGCTAATGATGTAAATATGTCTGTTGGCAACATCAGCCGTGACCCATACAAAGAACCAAAGACCTCTGGTATTAAAATTCGCGGTACTGGCGCAGCTACTAAAGGCGTGATGGCCCGAGGCCCAATGGCTTGATATGAATTACATTGAACTGTTCAATACCATTCAGTCGTATACGGAAAATAATTTTCCGGACTTTACCGCTTCTAACAGCGATACGGTTACGCCTACTGAACAGATCAATCGGTTCATTGAACAAGCTGAACTACGCATCTATAACACGGTGCAGTTTCCGTCGCTTCGCAAGAACATGACTGGCAACATCACGTCAGGTAACAAGTACCTCAAAGCTCCGGATGACTATCTTGCTACATATTCTTTGGCTGTGATAGATGCGTCTGGTAACTACGAGTACTTGTTAAACAAAGACGTAAATTACATTCGGCAGGCATTTCCCAATCCGACTACAGATACTGGCATACCTAGATACTATGCGTTGTTTGGCCCCTCTGTGCAAAGCGGTGTCATTACAAACGAGTTGACGTTTATTCTTGGCCCAACACCTGACGCGGCATATACAGCAGAACTGCATTTCTACTACTACCCTGTGTCTATTGTGCAAGCAGTGATCTCATCTTTTGGGACACTGACAGGTGGTTCTGGCTACACAAACGGTTTGTATTACAACGTGCAGTTGACTGGCGGTAGTGGCTCTGGCGCTTATGCGGATATCACTGTAAGTGGTGGTGCTGTAGTTGCGGTTGTTATTCGTAACGGCGGTTGTCTATACAAAGTAGGCGATGCGTTGTCAGCGGCAGTGGCTGATATTGGCGGTACAGGGACTGGATTTTCTGTACCAGTAGCCACAGTTGTTAATGTGACGGGCACTTCATGGCTTGGTGATAACTTTGATACGGTGTTGTTGTATGGCTCACTGGTTGAGGCTTATACCTACATGAAGGGTGAAGCAGACATGATCACGCTGTATAACCAGAAATATATGGAAGCCCTTGCACAAGCTAAACGTTTGGGCGATGGTATGGAGCGTCAAGATGCTTATCGTTCTGGTCAATATAGACAGGCGGTGACTTGATGGCTTTTACAGGTAACTACTCCTGCAATACAGTGCGGACTGGCTTGATTAACGGGACGTTAAATTTTTCAACAGACACATTTTATTTGGCGTTGTATACCAACTCTGCCACTTTGAATCAGCTTACTACGGCCTACACATCTAATGGTGAAACTTCCGGCGGCAATTATGCGGCTGGTGGGCTGGTAGTAACGGCGACAGTGAATACTGCGCTTAGTTCAAACAGCAGTACCATTTACGTTAACTTTTCCAGCCCAGCGTGGACTGGTGCAATTACGGCTCGTGGCGCGTTAATTTATAAAGCCGGGGCGAATGGCGCTGTCTGTGTTTTGGACTTTGGAAATAACGTAACATCGACTGGCACTTTCACTGTAACGATGCCTGCTAACACTAGTACGGCTGCACTCATTAGACTTGTATAAGGAGAAAACATGGCACTGGTCACAACCACCAAAGGCGAAATGGACGAATCTTTGCTTGAAAAGCGAGAGGGTTCATTGGATAATGACAACGAATCAACCACATGGGTTGAGTATTGGCTGGATGGTGAACTTGTTCACCGCTCTGCTCATGTCGCCCTAAAGCAATCTGTAACACTAGCTGCTGAAGCGGCATCTTTTACCTAAGGAGCCTAATATGGCAAACACACAAGCAATGACGACTAGTTTTATGGGCGAGTTGATGACCGCAACCCATAACTTTGGTACTGCCCCCGTTCGCGCAACTGGCGCAACTGATGCGTTTAAAGCTGCTCTGTATTTGGCAACGGCTACATACAATGCGTCTACCACTGCCTACGCAACTACAAATGAAGTGACGGGCACTGGCTACTCTGCGGGCGGTGTTGCGGTTACATTTGGAACCCCACCTACGGCCACCAATTCTTCTACTACTGCGGGTGTTGCGTTTGTCACGCCTTCAGCCAGTATTACGTATACCGGTGTAACGTTGACTACGGCTTTTGATGCAGTGTTGATTTATAACTCAACTCAAAGCAATAAAGCGGTAAGCGTCCATACTTTTGGTTCACAGACAATTACTGCCGGTACGTTTACTTTAACAATGCCTGCGAATACAACTTCGACTGCTTTGATTCGTCTGGCTACAACCTAATAGGGCCGGTGGGGTAACTCACCGGAGTAGCCATGTTCGGTATCTCCGCATTTGCCGAAGCGCCGTTCGCCTCGCTTGCGGGGCAGACGGTAGTCGTTGCTCTTACCGGCGTTCAGGCATCTGGCGCGGTAGGATCAGTCACGGCAAATAGTACCGTTGCTACTACAGGAGTTTTGGCTTCGGGTGCGGTAGGTACTGTAATAGGTGTTGAGTCTTTAGCTCTTAGTGGGGTTGAAGCGGCTGGCGCAGTTGGTACGGTTACGATAGCGGATAGAAATATTGCGCTGACTGGTGTTGAAGGTACGGGCAGGATTGGCGACGCTGTTGGAAGCAGTACTGTTGCTTTGACAGGAGTTTCAGCTTCTGGGGCAGTTGGTGATGTTGTATATACCAAAGCCGAAGCGTTAACTGGGGTTGTAGCCGCAGGCGCAGTTGGTGATGTAACGCTTGCAGGAACTGCGGCTCTAACTGGGGTTCAGGCACTAGGCGCAGTAGGTATTGTTACTCAAACGGGTGGCTCTACTGAAACAGGAGTTATAGCTTACGGCTCGGTTGGTAGTGTATCTGTAGGCAGCGTCACGGTTGCTCTGACTGGCGTATTTTCTTATGGAGATGTTGGCGCAATTGGTGTAGCGGGTGTTGAGGCAGGACTTGTACACGTTGAAGCTGATGGTAATGTAGGCACAGTTAGCGTAGCTGAACGGTTTATTGCTCTGACTGGAGTTTCAGCTACTGGTACGGCTGGCGATATTCCTAGAGAGCTACCTATCTCGGGCGTTGAGGCTCAAGGTGCAGTAGGCAGTGTTGGTGTAGCCGCTGTGTCTGTAGCGTTGTCTGGAGTTAGCGCCTCTGGTGGGGTTGGCAATACCGGTGTTTTGCATGAAAATTCCTTAAACCTTCAAAATGGTTGGGGTACAGGCGCTTGGGGTGAGTATGGATGGGGTGAAGGCCCACCTGATACGATGCTTATTGGCGGTAGTGTTGGGTCAGTTTCTGTTACTCGTGTACACGATATTACAGGTGTACAGGCTAGAGGATTTGTTGGCACATTTGGTGTTATCCATATCAATGGTGTATCAGGTGTTTCAGCTTTAGGGTTTGTTGGGAATGTCGCTGATTATTTTTGGACAACTATTGATGACAACCAGAATCCAGACTGGCATAATATAAGCGACTCAGATGTTGCCGCTTGGTCATTGATTGAAACGGAAGATGCGTAGCATAAGTAAGGATGCAATATGGCTCTAGTATTAGCAGATCGCGTTAAAGAAACCACGACCACGACTGGTACGGGTATGGTGACTCTGCTTGGAGCTTCAACGGGCTTTCAATCCTTTGCTATAATTGGTAACGCAAATACTACTTACTACACAATTGCGGGGCAAACTGGCAATCAGTGGGAAGTGGGTATTGGTACATACGGCGCGTCTGGCACAACGCTATCTCGTACCACAGTATTGTCTAATAGCGCAGGAACTCAACCTTCTGCGCTTGATTTTTCGGCAGGTACAAAAGATGTATTTGTTACCTATCCCGCAAGCTATGCTGTGGCTGCTACCAATGTTGGAACATCAGGCCAAGTACTTGTGTCAAACGGTACGGGTGTAGCCCCTACATTCCAAACAAGCACGGCAGCATCAAAATCGTATGTACAGGCAATGAGCATCCTGAATGGACTATAAGGACATAACATGGCAGTAACAAATTTTACCCCTCTCCTTGGTCTGGCATTGCCAACCACGGGCGATCTGTCCGGCACATGGGGAACCACGGTTAATACCGCTATTACTGATTTGCTTGATGATGCGGTGGCTGGTACGGTCACGCTTTCAGCAAATGCAGATGTAACGCTAACTACAACAAATGGCGCGGATAACCAAGCACGTAACGCCATTATCTTGTGGACAGCCAGTAACGGCGCAACCACTCGGAACATCACGGCTCCAGCCCAGAGCAAGGCTTATGTTGTAATTAACGCAGGCACTGGCTCTATTGTTGTTCGTGGCTCTGGCCCCACGGCTGGCGTAACTATTACCTCGGGCACTAAGGCATTAGTTGCTTGGAACGGTACCGATTTTGTTAAGGTCATTAGTAATCCAATCGTTCTTACCACTGATGTTTCTGGGATTCTTCCAGTAGCAAATGGTGGTTCGGGTACAGCTACCCCAAGTTTGGTTCAAGGAACAAACGTTACCATCACAGGTACATGGCCTAATCAAACTATTGCCGCTGCTGGTGGTAGTAGCGGTATTACCGCTGGCCAATCCATTGCTTTTGCTTTAATATTCTCTATCTAAAGGAGTTCTCATGGCCGCACCAAATATTGTTGCTGTAACAACAATTACACCAAACACACTGTCTATCACACCCGCTGATACGTCACGTAATGCGCTTGTAGCTGCGCCTTCTTCTGGCACTGCATTTAAAATCAACCAGATCATGATTGCAAACATTGACGGCTCTGCGGCGTATGACGCAACTGTTGAATTGCGTTTGGCGGATGGTACAACTTACCGTGCTCTTGGCTCCACAATCTCTGTTCCAGCCGATGCCACATTGATTTTGCTTGATAAGACTACAGCGTTGTATTTGCTAGATACCAGCGTAACGGGTCAGCCAAGCACATTGTGGGCTACAAGCAGCACAGCAAGTAAGTTGACATTTACAGTCTCATACGAAGCTATCACCTGATAGGGGGGCATCATGCCACTACGTCCTCCTGCTGGGTTTATCTCAGCATTTTTTGATCCGCTGAACAATCCTAATGCTCCGGTTTCTCCAGTAGCCACGGCTGGTGACGCAGACGCATCTATTGCTTTTACCCCGCCTACTAATGTGGGGGGTTCGGCTATTTCATTATATTCAGCCATTTCAACGCCCGGAGGTGTTATTGGTTCTGCGGCATCATCTCCTGTCACAGTGTCAGGGTTGTCAAATGGTACGGCTTATACGTTTGCTGTATGGGCTACAAATACTTATGGGCCAAGCGCATACAGCGTAGCTACTAACAGCGTATCTCCTTCTGGGCCAAGAGGTATTTTTGCTGGTGGAACTACAGACGGGGCTGGAAATACCTACACCAATACTATCCAATACATCGTAATTAGTTCTACAGGCAACGCCACTAATTTTGGTGATTTAACTCTCAAACGTAGAAGTTTGACTTCTTGCGCTTCTACTACTCGTGGGGTATTTGCTGGTGGGCGGGACATAAATGGTTTTGCTAACACAAATATTATGGACTACGTAACAATAGCCTCTACAGGAAATGCGGCAGATTTTGGGGATTTGTTATCCGCATCAACACTTTATGCAGGTTGTTCTTCTTCAACTCGTGGGGTATTTGGAGGAAATGATGGCAATGTGATCCAGTACATCACAATTGCAACTACAGGCAACGCCACAGATTTTGGTGATTTTTCTGCAAATTGTTACAACTCCACCGCTTGTTCTTCTCCTACTCGCGGTTTATTTGCACTTGGAAGAACAAGTGTTGTTTCCAATGTTATTGAATACGTTACGATTGCTACCACTGGCAATGCTACAGACTTTGGTGACTTAAGTGTTGCAAGGCAAAGTCTTGCTGGATGTTCATCTTCTACAAGAGGTGTATTTGGTGGTGGTGGTACTAATAGTGGGGAAACAAACGTAATTGATTTTGTCACCATAGCCTCGACAGGAAATGCAACAGACTTTGGCGATTTGACGCTTGCACGTACAGAGTTAGCCGCATGCTCTTCTAACATTCGCGGATGTTGGGGCGGCGGCATTGACGCTGGATACCAAAATGTAATTGATTACGTCACCATCGCATCGGCAAGTAATGCTACCGATTTTGGCGACCTTGCGGCCATTACAGGCTACAGCGGGCGTAATTTGTTAACTGGATGCTCTAACGCATCCGGAGGAGTTCAATAATGCCAAGTTATTCAGGTGTATGGACACTCACTGCTCAGTACCAAGCCCAAGGTGCAGGGAATTGGCCTCTGCCGCCTTTGACGGGCGACATTGGTTTATTTATAGGTGGGGGAACGGCTTCGGGTTACAGGAATATTATTGATTACATTACTATTACCTCAACAGGAAACGCAATTGATTTTGGTGACATATCTCAGACTTTAGGTAATTTAGCAGCTTGCGCTTCTACTACACGAGCCTTGTCTGGTGGTGGCACCCTTTCTGGAAGTATCTTTAGTTATACCAATGTAATTGATTTTGTAACCATAGCCACAACGGGTAACGCTACAGATTTTGGTGATTTAACTGTTGAAAGGTTTAGTCTTAGTAGCTGTAATTCTTCTACTCGTGGCTTGTTCGCTGGGGGAAATGCTGCATTTGATACGTTTAACACCATTGATTATGTGACGATAGCCAGCGCAGGGAACGCTACAGACTTTGGTGATTTGACTGTAGCTAGAACCAGTGTGTCGTCATGCTCATCCTCAACCAGAGGTGTTTTTGGTGGGGGTTCTGCTGGTGGTGACCTAAATACCATTGATTACGTAACAATTGCCTCTGCGGGTAACGCCACAGATTTCGGTGATTTGCTTGCCGCTAATTACTACGTAGGTGCATGTTCTTCATCTACAAGAGGAGTTTTTGCTGGCGGTAATTCAAACGTTATTCAATATGTAACGATTGCTTCTACAGGTAACGCCACAGACTTTGGTGATTTATCAGCATCAACATCTGGCCCTGCGGGGTGCTCAAATTCAACTAGGGGCGTCTTTGGTGGTGGTTACACAACAGATTACACCAACACAATCCAATACATTACGATTGCCAGCACTGGTAACGCAACAAGTTTTGGTGCTTTGACTACAGCTAGGGGGTTTTTGGCTGGAACTTCAAACTCCAACGGAGGTACTCAATAATGTCAATCTCTTCATGGAACGCAGGGATCATCAGACCCGTAGCCGTACCTCCTGCTGGGCCGTATGCAAGCGGAGCGGCTCCCGGTGTGTGGACGCTGGATCAAGCAACATTTTGGATCAAGCAAGGGCTTTGGCCTACGGCTGGTAATGTCGCACCAATTGGGTTGTTTGCGGGTGTGGCAAGTGGGGCTTCTAATGTAATTAACAGTTTGGTTTTAGCGTCTGCTGGTAATGCTGTAGATTTTGGTGATTTGACAGTTGCTAGACTTTATGTAGCATCTGCAAGTTCTAGCACCCGAGGTCTTTGGGCGGGCGGCTCAATTGGTGGTGCGGAAAATAATACAATTGATTACGTAACAATTGCGACTACAGGCAACGCCACCGATTTTGGTGATTTGACTGTTGAGTTATATGCTCTTTCTGGAGCGTCAAATGCAGTACGTGCGTGTTTTGGTTCCGGTAGAGACTCTGGAAGTAGTGTTGGTAATAACACTATCAGTTACGTCACAATTGCATCCACGGGTAATGCCACAGATTTTGGCGATTTAACACAAAGACGTTATGCAACTGCCGCTTTAGCCTCAGATACACGGGCTGTTTGGGCTGGTGGTGATGGTACAGGTGGGCCATTTAATACAATTGATTATGTAACAATTGCCTCAACTGGCAACGCCACAGATTTTGGTGATTTGATTACCGCAATATCAAACTCTGCTGGATGTTCTTCAAATACACGAGGGTTATTTGGTGGCGGCAGTTCGTCAACAAACGTAATTCAGTATATCACTATTGCTACAATAGGTAATACAACTGACTTTGGTGATTTATTAGCTACTACAAGCGTGTTGGCTTCTTGCGCTAGTTCTACTCTTGGCTTTTTTGCTGGAGGTAATAACTTAGCTGGATCTGCCACAAATGTAATTCAGTATGTGACTATCGCTAGTACAGGAAATGCAACAGACTTTGGTGATCTAACAGCCGTAGCAAGACAATTTGCAGGATGTTCAGGAGCTGCAGCAGCAGTCCAACCCACACCAACAAGTGCGGCTATGGCTTTCTTTGGTGGCGGTTATGGCACGGAAACACAAGCAAGCATCCAGTATGTAAATATTGCTACCACTGGCGATGCAATGTTGTTTAGCAACTTGACAGCACCTAGATACAACTTGGCTTCTTGTTCTTCAGCAACAAGAGGGGTTTGGGCGGGTGGCGTACCAAACGGTGGATCAAACTCAAATATAATTGATTACATCGAGTTTTCAACATTTGGAAACTATGCTGATTTTGGTGATCTAGCATCTGCTGTCACCAATTTATCGGGGCTATCAAATAGCACCAGAGGGTTATTTTCTGGGGGCTACAACGGCTCAGTAGCAATAAATGTCATTCAGTACATCACCATTGCAACTACTGGTAATACCACTGACTTTGGTGATTTACTAAATATTCTTAATTATGGAGCTTCTTGTGCTTCGTCTACTAGAGGAATAACTGCTGGTGGCGATAGTGCCGCTGGAACTAGATATAACGTCATTCAGTACGTCACCATTGCTTCTGCTGGGAATGCAATAGATTTTGGTGATTTAACTAAAGGAGACGATTGCGGTTCTATGGCTAGTTGTTCGTCTTCTACTAGAGGGTTATTTGCTGGAGGCTCAGGCACAGGGGTTACTAACATTATTGATTATGTGACAATTGCCACAACTGGCAATGCCACAGACTTTGGTGATTTAATTACACCAACCTCATTACTTGCAGGCGCATCATCATCAACAAGAGGTGTGTTTGCTGGTGGGTATACAACACAATACATAAACGTCATTCAATATGTAACCATCGCCTCAACAGGTAACACAACCGATTTCGGGGACTTGGCAACTCCAAATGCGTTTTTTCCTTGTGGTGGTTGTTCCAACGCCCACGGTGGTTTATGATGGAATCCCCCACAAACAGGAGAACCCTTTGAGCAATGAACTGATCCTTGGCAACATGAACACTGCGCTGGTCGTAACAAAACCAGAGTACAACTTGATGTTGAAAAACATTCAAGACCGGATGCCTGCCGTCACACGCGACACCAGCAACTTCCATAAGTCTCATAGCCAATTCATGTCGGTAACACTAGACGTAACGGCTATCACACCAATCCGTTCTATTAAGCACACCCTTGCCGAAATTGACAGAACTAAGTCTGCCCTGCAAGAAGCCTATATTGGCTTGCGTAAAAAACAAAACGAGTTGAAAAAGAAAGAGCGTGATCTGGAAGCCTCAACCGATCCGCTTGACCGTGAACTGTTTGAGATTGAAATCTTGGAACTTAACAGCCACCTTGAAGGCACACAAAACGCAGTCAACGGCGCGATTCGTAAAATGAACTTTATGGTGAATCAGCACCAACAACTGTTGGAAGCTGTTGGCAAGAACGAAATTACCGAAGAAGATTACGAGCGTGAAGAGTCCAAGTACCACATCATGACCTGTATGAAGCAAGCCCTGAATGCGGCGCGTTCACGCAACGGCATGATTGACGAAGGCAACTTGATTTATTTGTTTGACTTAGGTATCAACGCCGCTCAAGCACAAGCTGAAGTGTTTGCTTACCTGAACATGGAGAACCAGCTTATCTCCAACGGCAACGCCCCTACGCACGAGATGACCATACGTTGGCTTGAGGCTTGTGCAGACAAGTGGCAGCAAGACCCTGCTACCTTTGCGGCTCGTCGTGGCTTTTCCGTATTTGACCGTTCGTCTTTGACCAACTCTCCTGCGCTAGAAATGGCTCCTGACCCAGAGCAAAAGGCCGCATAATGCACCTCGTCGTCGGCACACCATGTTTCGGGGGGATGATGTGTACCGAATACACGGAGTCCCTGCTGGCGCTCAAGGAAGCCTGCCTGATGAACAACATCAAGCTGACGTGCATATTCCTTGGGAACGAGAGTCTGGTGCAACGTGGCAGGAATACCATCGCGCATCACTTCATGCAGATGCAGGATGCAACCCACCTGATCTTTATTGACGCTGACCAGAAGTTTGTGGCAAACGACATTGCCCGAATGATTAAAGCCGACAAAGGTATTGTGGGTGGCCCAGTCCCTATGAAGGGAATTAACTGGGATAAGGTGCGTCAGGGCGCTGTTCTGAACCATCCTGCCCTGCACAAGCTGACGGGCATTTTTAATTTAAACAAGCTGGATGGTCACGAGATGATTAGCCCAGACTTACCGTTTCAAGTAAAGCATATTGGCACAGGATTTATGTTGATCCGCCGCGATGTTTTTGAGAAACTACAGTCTCATGTTGGTTGGTACGATAACGGGGGTGTAACTATCCCCAAGGGCGAGAAGGTGTACGATTACTTCAAAGTGCAGAACTACGACCACGAGCTTCTGTCCGAGGACTACAACTTCTGCCACTTGTACCGTGAGCATGGTGGAACCGTCTGGGCCGCGCCTTGGTGCGAACTTGGACACTTTGGCGCATATCTTTTTAGCGGGCAATACGCCCAAGGAGCATAAAAATGGCACATCGCATGATGAAGTATCGTTTAGCCGCTGACGGCACAATCCCTACATTCCTCTGCCTACACGCTGAAGGCGTTGGCGGTGTGTTTGTGGTCGGCGACCCCAGCACCCCTAGCCCCCGTGATATGGTCATGGTTGGCATCTCTGAAACTGATGACATTGGGGACGCTGAAGCTATTGCAACTAAAGCTGACCTGTTGGCGTATTTGACAACAGTGGGCGCAAACTGGACACAGCCTGACCCAGCACAACCTAACAACCCAGAAGCTACTATTCCTTTTGATCCTTCTGCCGCTACAGACTGGGCATGGGGTCGTTTGGATGCGTTGAACGCCTGATCATGCGGGACTGGGTTCCGGCAATTATCATTGGTTTCTGTATAGGGGCTTTTGTAGTCTTCGGCACGCACGTGCTTGTATGGAGTTGGATGTGATAAATGCGTTGGCTCATCCTGTTACTGTTATTGGGGCTGGTTGGAGCCGTAGCCAAGAATGGCTGTCATGTGCGCGAGTTCTATGGGATTGGCTACACGGTTCACGATCCAACCCAGCGGCACAAAGAGATGATGGCGTGGCTAGATCAGAACGCAGGTCATTGCAAGTCAACAGAATACGTGGTTATTTGGAACAACCTGTCCGAGTGGGCGGGTACGGCAGACTCCACTTGGCTGCGTAACAAAGTTGTTCATGGATACAAAGATGCACTTGAACGGGAGAAGAAATGATTGATGTACTAGAAATACTGCTTTGGTTGGCAGTGCCTATGAACTACATCTATTGGATCTTTATTCACAATGATTCCGCCCATACACAAGTGGTATCCAATGGTTCAGCCGGGGGGCGAACCAACTAAAACGGATGCGCTAGAACGCAGAGCAGAGCGCTTACAAGAAGAGTACAAGCAGGCGCTGAAGATGAAAAAGGTGAAGGATAAGATTGATGATCTTGAGTTTGAGTTGTATGTGAAGAAAGCGGAACAGAACCAGCTTAGACTTGAGATTTTTACAAACCGCAAGTTGGATATTTATGTATGACCAAGAAGCCAATAGTCAGATCCAAGAAGCCCTCGCCGGACACAAGGGACAAGTTGACGTTGTACGTCACGCTGATGGTCAGCACAACCCTGTGCATCTCTGTTTTGGCTATGGTAATCAGCTTTATGCTTGGCCTTTGGGCCAAAGAGGTGGACAACGCAGAGATATTCAAAATGATTTCACCCGCTTTTTCTACACTTATCGGCGGCATGATTGGGTTCCTGAGTGGTATCAAACTCATGCAGAATGATGAAAAATCTAAATCTTGTAAGGACTGACTATGTTTGAAGTATTTGGTGGCATATTGGGCGGGGCGCTAGGTGGTATCTTTCGCTTGGCTCCGGAAGTTCTCAAGTTCTTTGACAAGAAGAACGAACGCCTGCATGAGATGGCAATGTTCTCCCGTCAGTGCGAACTTGAACAGCAACGGGGTCAAATGCGTTTGGCTGAGATTGGCGCACAGCGGGAAGCCGCTATTGACGTAGGTGTTATGGATGCGTTTAACAACGCAATTGAGCAACAAGCCACAATGGTCAAAGCCGCAGGTGGTTGGGCGGCTAGTCTGTCTGCATCTGTTCGTCCTGTTGTAACTTACTGGATTCTTTTGGTCTGGTCTTTTGTGCATTTGTGGTTTGGCTGGAACTCATGGATTGCAGGTGCTGCTCCTATGGAAGTCTTCAAGATGATGATGTCACCTGACTTCTCGGCACTCTTGGCTGGAACAATTAACTATTGGTTCCTCGATAGAACTCTGAAGCAACGCGGGCTATGAACTTAGAACTAGCCGCAGAGATGTGCAGACGGTTTGAGGGCTTTCGCTCCAAGCCGTATCTTTGCCCTGCCAACGTAGCCACAATTGGCTACGGTTCTACTTACTACGCAGACAAGCGTAAGGTAACTTTGGAAGACGCACCGATGGATGAGCCCACGGCACGGGCGCTTTTAATGATTGAACTTGAGCATACGTACCTGCCCGGTGTTTTGCGTAACTGCCCCGGCTTGATTACAGACGTTCGCAAGTGCAATGCCATCGTGGACTTTGCCTACAATTTGGGCACAGGACGCTTGCAAACATCCACGTTAAAGAGGAAAATCAACGCCAATGATTGGGAAGGTGCAAAAGAACAACTGATGCTCTGGACTAAAGGTGGCGGCAAGGTATTGCCGGGCTTGTTAAAACGACGCACGGCTGAGTGCGCTTTACTGGATTGACCGATGCCATTACAAAAATTCCTGTTTAAACCGGGGGTCAACCGGGAAAACACACGATACACCACTGAAGGCGGTTGGTATGAGGGCGACAAGATTCGTTTCCGTCAGGGTAATCCCGAAAAGATCGGTGGCTGGACTGCGTTTGCCTTTGGCACTTTTACAGGTGTTTGCCGTTCGCTGTGGAATTGGATCACTTTAGCCGGTGAAAGTTTAGTAGGTGTCGGCACTAACGTGTATTTCTACATACTCAATGGCGGTGCTTATTACGACATTACCCCAATCCGAAAAACAATCACCCTCACAAATCCGTTTACTGCAACCAATGGCTCAAGTGTCATAGCAGTTTTTGAGACAAACCATGGGTGCGCAGATGGTGATACGGTTATCTATAGCGGTGGGGGTATTGTTGGTTTAGGTGGCAACATTACGGCGGGTGTTTTAACAAACACTTTTCAAATTTTGTTTGTTGATGATAACAATTACAAAATTACAGTGTCTGCCACGGCTAATGCTACAGATGCTTCAGGCTCCCCCGGTGGCGGCACGGTCGTAACGCAATACGAAGTTAATACTGGCTCCTCATATCAGGTGCCTCTTGTTGGCTGGGGTGCAGGTGTTTGGGGTGGTGGCACATGGGGTAATAGTCAAGCTACCTCTGCCTCGCTGTACATTTGGAATCAGCAGAACTTTGGTGAAGATTTACTGTACGGCCCTCGTGGCCAAGGCATTTACTACTGGAGTGCCAACGTAGGGTATGCACCAATTCAAATAACAATCAGTATTGCATCTCCCGGAGTTATTACGTTACCCGCTGGGTTTTCGTTCCCTGATGGCACTTCAATTACGTTTACTTCTACAGGCGCATTACCGACCGGCTTGACTGTTGGCCAAGTTTATTTTGTAGTGAACTCAACGGGTGGCACATTTAATGTGTCTACTTCTATTGCAGGGACACCAATCACAACTGCTGGCGGTCAGTCTGGTACTCAACGTATTTCTCAACGAGGTATTGATTTAGCTGATGCGGGCGATGATGACGCTCCTATCTATCAAAACTATATTCTTGTGTCTGATGCCAGCCGTTTTGTACTTGTATTTGGTACAAACGATTATGGTAGTAGCATACTTAACCCAATGTTGATTCGTTGGTCAGATCAAGAAGATCCGTATACATGGACACCACAGGCTACAAACCAAGCAGGTAGTCTGCAACTATCTCACGGTTCTCGAATTGTTACTGCTGTGCAGTCTCGTCAAGAGATTGTGGTATTTACAGATTCGTCGCTTTATTCATTGCAGTACGTAGGCCCACCTTTTGTGTGGACAGCACAACTTATTGCAGATAACGTGTCTATCGTTGGCCCTAATGCCGCCGTGATTGCATCTGGCGCGGTGTACTGGATGGGCGTAGATAAATTTTATAAATACGATGGCCGAGTGCAGACATTGAACTGTGATTTGCGTCGTTATATTTTTAGTGACTTTAATGCTCTCCAAGCCCAACAAGTCTATGCAGGCACTAACGAAGGCTTTAATGAAATCTGGTGGTTCTATTGTTCTGCCGATTCACTGGTAATTGATAAATACGTTATCTATAACTACGTTGAAAACGTCTGGAGTTATGGCAGCATGGGTCGTACAGCTTGGTTAGATTCTGGCCTGCTGCCCTTGCCTGTTGCCGCTACGTATGACAGTGAACTTGTACAACACGAAGATGGTGTAAACGCTTACGCTCTTGGAGAGCAGACAGCACTGTCCGCATACATTTCTTCGTCTGAATTTGACATTGGTGATGGCCACAACTTTGGTTATGTATGGCGCATATTGCCTGACTTAACGTTTGAGAACTCAACAACTAATCCTGTAAACGGCGACCCCGCCCAAGTTACTATGACTTTGTATCCGCTACAAAACTCTGGCTCTGGCACAGGGACTGCGGGCAGTGCAAGTGTTACTAAGGGTGCAACATACAACATCACTGAAGAATATACGGGGCAGGTTTATACCCGTGTTCGTGGTCGCCAGTTAATCTTTAAAATTGCCTCAGATCAGATTGGTACAACATGGCAGTTAGGTGCGCCTAGGCTAGATATCAGAGCAGACGGTAGGAGATAACCTATGTCTATGCTTCAGAACCGGTCTTCACCAAACATACCGCAAGCACCTAAAGAGTACGATCAAACGTACATGAATGCTTTGAGTAACGTGATTCGGTTGTTTTTTAATAACATCAACACGGTACAACAACTTAATCTGGCAAGTTTGAATCTTGACTTACGTACACTTCCTACGGATGCCGATCTACCTAACTTACGTATTGGCGACGTGTATCGGGATACCCAAGATGGCGTACAGGCCACAAGTCAAATGCTTCGTATTAAAGTTCCAGTTGAATTGACTGGAGTTTCAGGTTTAGGGGCAGTCGGTAGTGTTGGAGCCGTTGGAGGCACAATTACTAAGAATTTAACTGGTGTTTCTGGGGCTGGGGCAGTTGGCACAATGACCCCTTAGTACTAGAATATGACAAAACATAGAGGAGCCTATTATGGGTACTGGAGTCGGTGAAGCGATGCTGCTTGGCGCGGCAATGGGTGGTGGCTCTGCCGCTATAACTGGTGGCGATCCTCTTAAAGGTGCCCTCCTCGGCGGCTTGACCGGCGGTGTTGGCTCGGGCATTGGTGGTGCTCTAGGTGGCGCGGCTGGTACGGAAGCGGCTTTGGCTACTGCGGGTACTGAGGCGGCTACAAATGCAACGATGGCGAATGCTTTACCTGCATCAAACATGATAGCTAATCCCATAGCTACTTCTGGTCTTCCAGCGGGTCAAAGTTTTGCACAGGCCAGCCAGTTGGCAAACACTACCTCCGGTGTTAATGCGGCAATGAATCAGGCGCTTCCGCTTACAGGAAATTTAGGTGGCGCAGGTATCTCTGGCCTACCCGCCGCATCTACTTCTCCGTTTATACCTACTCCGTCTCCAATTTCTGCACCTGCGGCAAGTGCGTCTGGAAACTTATTTAGTGATCCTATGAAATACATAGGAGATCATAAGTTCTTAGCTGGTTCTTCTGCTTTGGCTGGCGCTGTTGGTTCAAGACCCGACCCTTACATGCCGGAAGAATACAACGGCCCTCTCAAACGTTTCCGTCTTAGCTCAGACTATCGTGGCGTTACCCCCTACGCAGAAGGCGGCATTACTGATCTAGGCGCTATGGGTTATGACCGTATGGTTGGTGAACAACCTATGTACTCTTCTAACATGGCCGCTGGCGGCATCTCTAATTTAGGTAGTTACTCTGATTACGCACGTGGTGGCCGTATGCTTAAAGGCCCCGGTGATGGCATGTCTGACAGCATCCCTGCAAGCATTGCAGGTAAGCGCCCTGCTCGTTTAGCTACTGAAGAGTTTGTTGTCCCCGCTGATGTGGTTTCCCACCTTGGTAACGGCTCCTCTGATGCAGGTGCCAAACAACTCTACGCCATGATGGACAAAGTGCGTACCGCACGTACTGGCCGTAAGTCTCAGGGTCGTGAGATCAATCCCCAAAAGTACATGCCCGCATAAGGAACAACCATGTTAATACCTAGTAAATTTAGCGGTTATTCTTTTGATGGTTCACGCCGTTGCTTTGGCGGCGGTGGGGGTGGGGGTGGTGGTGATGGTACTAATAATGATGTATACACCCCAGCGTATACCCCACCTACAAATACAAATACAAACGTTACAAATACCGGTAATACAGCGGTTTCTACAGCCACCACTCCTTTTAGTAATATGGCTGTTAATACTCAACAAGGGTATAACACGTTGGCCGCACAGAAAGGTACGCCTTGGTTTCAATCCGGAAATGCTTATAACGAACTATTAAACCAAGGGTTTACCAGCGGTCAGATTAAAGACTCCGCCAGTTCTATGTACGGTGCTCCGTCCGATTCCAACTGGGGCATGATGGTGCAAGATGCGGCTATGAAGTCTCCTACTGGCAGACCTATGGCAGGTTCTGATCAGTTCTTTCAGCCCGTCTATAACACGTCGTATCAAAACTACGCACGTCCTGCTACGCAATTTGACGTTAGCGCATACGGCACACAACCCACTAATTCGCCAGCTTTTAACTCTGGCATGTCCCGTGGTGCTATCAACCAAAGCCTTAATAACTTTTACAACACCAATTATCGGGATAACCCAAATGGTGTGGGTATGGGTGATACGCTAGATTTTATGAGGCAAAACGGTATTAACCGTGATGACTTCCAAACGTGGGGTGGTGTAAAAAACTACGGCCCTCAGATGTCTATGCCTTCAATGCAGACACAGGCACAACAGCCGTTTAATCCATTTAGCAATACTTCTGGGTTTGGTGGTTTACCAATGACTACTGGCTATGGTGGCTTTGGTAGCCTTGCTGGTGGTTTGTCGCCTTTTGTGACAAATCCAATGTACCAAATGCAACAGCCATATAACCCCTTTAGTTACCAACAGTCTTCTTATGGTGGCTACCAACCGTCTTATGGTGGTTATAGCGGCTTTGGCATGCAATCCCCATTTAGCTACCAACAGCAAGCACAACCTGCAATCCCACCAAATTACGGCCCAAGTCAAGCTATTGTTGGCAGGTCTTCCCAAATGCGTGGCACCCCCAACGTGATGCGCCGTGCTGAAGGTGGCATTGCGTCTTTGATGGATGATGTTGAATGAACCTAACAATCCGTTCAGTAGATGTAAGCTACGTCCAACAAATCTGGCCTACGGTAAAACCGTACATTGAGGATGCGTTAAACAAAGGCCATGACTTCCCTGACTGGGCGTATTGTTACAACATTGACCACGTACAACAATATGTAACTTCTGGGCAATGGCTCTTGTTAGTTGCTATTGATGAAGAGAAACAAATCCATGGTGCTTGCACCGTATCTTTTATAAACTACCCGCTTCATAGGGTAGCGTTTGTCACTTGCATTGGCGGTAAATTGATTTCTAACCAAGCTACTTTTGAGCAATTAAAAGAGTTGCTTAAATCACATGGGGCAACGAAAATACAAGGTAGTGGCCGTGAAGCCATCGTGCGCTTGTGGAAACGTTACAACTTTGAACCGCGCAACACCTTAGTCGAGGTACTAATATGAGCTATTCCCGTAGACAACTTTACGCCATGGGTGAACCCCTTGGTGAATCTGTAACCCGCAAAGAAGGTGGCCGTATTATTTATGGCGGCGGTGGCGGTGGTGGCCCAACAAACTCTACGGTTACGCAATCTAATGTGCCTGACTGGTTACGTCCTCAAGTTGAGAACGTACTTATGGGTGCGGGTAAAAACTTATTCCAAACTAAAAAAGTTGACAGTGGTCAAAAAGACGAAGCTGGTAATATCATTTACAACGAGGACATTACGGGTACTAAACCGTTTGTCCCTTACAGCAGTGATCCCTCTAAGTACGTAGCGGGTTTTAGCCCTCTGCAACAACAGGTTCAATACAATGCGGCCAACTTGCAAATGCCCGGCCAGTTTAATCAGGCTACGGGTTACGCTAACGCCGCCGCCCAAGGTGGTTTAGATACCGCTAATCAAGCCGCAGGTTACGGTAACGCAGGTTTTCAGTCTGGCCAAATGGGTCAGGCTCTAGGTATGCAAGCGGCTCAACAGGCGGCTCAACGTGCGGCTGTAGCAGAACAAGCGGCTTATGGTTACGGCGCACAAGGTCAGCAATCTGGCTTAATGGGTCAACAACTTGGTATTCAAGGTGGCCAATACTACGGCGGTATGGGTGCAGGTTACGGCCAACAAGCCGCTGGTTTAGCAAATGCGGCTATGGGTTATGGTGGTATGGGTGCGGGCTATGGTAGCCAAGCCGCTAATTTAGCAAATACTGCTTTGGGTTACGGCCAACGTGCTTCTACTATTGGTGAAATGGCATTGCAAGCCCAGCAAACTGGCCAAGGTATTACCGCGCAGTCTCAACGTCTAGCTGATCAACAAGCCGCCGCAGGAAGAGATTACGCCGCGCAGATGACCAATCCGTATGCGGTTCAGCAATACATGAACCCATATCAGTCTGCTGTGACTGATGTTCAATTAGCTTCAGCGCAACGCCAAGCTGATATTGCCGCTCAAGGTCGTAAAGCCGCCGCCGCTCGTGCGGGCGCGTTTGGTGGGTCACGTCAGGCTATTGAAAATGCTGAAGCTAATCGTGCTTTGGCTACACAGCAAGACATGATCCGTGCCCAAGGGCAACAAGCCGCCTACGACAAAGCAGTTCAAGCTATGCAGTATGGCTCCAATCTTGGTCTTCAAGGTTTGGGTGGTGCGCAATCTGGTCTAGGTACTGCCTTGCAAGGCGGTCAACTTGGTCTGTCTGGTATTGGCCAAGCCTTGGCGGGTCAGCAAGGTGCGCTGTCTGGTGTAGGTCAGGCTGGTGCTATGTATGGTCTGGGTATGCAGGGTGCGCAGTCAGGTCTTGCCGGTGTTAACGCCGCCAACCAAGCGTATCAAACTGGCATTCAAGGTGCAGGTATGGGTCTGCAAGGTGTGGATCGCCAACTGGCTGGTACTGCCCAAGGTATGCAAGGTGCTCAAGTTGGTCTGCAAGGTGTGGATCGTGCTTTGGCTTCCGGTCAACTTGCTCTTCAAGGTGCAGATCGCGGCCTAGCTGGTACTGCGCAAGGTATGCAGGGCGCACAGGTTGGTCTTCAAGGTGTCTCAGGACAACAAGCTGGTTATGGGTTAGCTAATCAATCTGCTGGGACTCTTGGTCAACTTGGCACACAGCAACTTGCTGCACAGACAGGTATTCTTGGTTTGCAGAATCAGATTGGTGCACAGCAACAAGGTCAGCAACAGCAGATCATCAACCAAGCGATCCAGAACTACGCGCAAGCGCAAGAAGCGCCGATGACTGCGTTCAACCAATACAATGCTTTGTTGCGTGGCTACGCTGTCCCCGGCCAGACTACAACTCAATATCAAGCGCAACCTTCAATTACTTCTCAAATGGCAGGTTTAGGTACAGCCGGTATCGGTGCGTTAGGTCTTTACAACGCCACAAGTGGCGCTCCACGATAAGGTTAAATCATGAGTCTCAATAGCCTACAAGATGATATGTCACGTCGTGCCGCTTCTATGGCGGCAATGGCTAAACGTGCAAGCCGCCCAGAAGAAATCCAAGCCATACAGAAAAGTCTTGTAGCGGGTGTTCAGAGTGGCGCAATTCAACCCTACGTAGGTGTTCCCCTCATTCAGGAACTGACCAAGAAATTGGCAGAAGCCAAAGCCAAAATGGCGCAAGCTATCACTGGCGCGGGCATGCCACAGCCCCCACAGGGTGGCGCTCCGATTGCCCAACAAATTATGGCGCAAGCCGCTCAAGAAGATCGTGGAGTTGAATCTTTAACATCTAACTTACCGCAGTCTTATACCGGCGGTGGAATTATTGCGTTTGAAGGTGGTGGCAAAGTTGAACGTTATCAAAATACTGGATTTACGGGTACGGCTCAAGTGGGTCAGTTGGGCTACGACCAACTCATGAAGCTATTTCAAACTGATCCTCAATTGGCTAAAGAAGCCGCTCTCCGTGCGGGGCCAACGGGCGCAAGATTTTTGGCAGCTTTAGGTACAGGCGCACAAGCGGCTAATATGGCATTGATACCAACAGCGGCAGGATTGCCAGCGACCATGTTTGCTACTGGTGTTACAGGCGGTATGTCCCCTGAACAACGTGCGGGTATGTACTCCAATCCTATGGTTAGTGCAATGTCTGGGGACACAGGTATAGGCGCGGCGATTCAAAACGCTCCTAACATGGAAAAACCAACCATGGGTTCGGGCGAACAAATTATGAACGCTCTTTCGTTTTTCCCCAAAACGTTGATCAGCGCCCCCGGAGATAAGGCAAACCCTAAAGGTTATGGTCTTACTCGTTTGTTTGCACCCAATGATGCGCCCCCTGCTGTAGCACCTACAGCTACCCCTGCGGCAACTGGCCCAATTATTCCTTACGGTCAAAGCAAAGTTAATTTGCTTGGTGGAAACACAGGCGGTGCAGGTGCGGGAGGTGGTGCGGGAGGTGGCGGTGGCTTTAAGATGCCTGTGTTACAAGGTTTTACACCATCAGACACGCCTACGCTAGAGGACTACCACAACATTACTAAAGAGTTGCCAAAGAAATTGCAAGACGCTTCAGAGAAAGCCGTTAAAGCTACGCAGTCACAACTTGAAGAGTTTGATAAACCTTTAGAAGCCAAAGGCGCTCGTCTTGAAGGTCGTGAAGCACAGCTTGCAAAAGACTCTGAAATTTCTCGTTGGTTGGCTGTTGTTAAAGGCGGTATTGCAACTCTAGGTGGTACTTCTAAGAACGCCGCTGAGAACATTGGCAAAGGTTTTAATGTTGGTATCGACGAAGCCATCCGTGGTGAAGCCGCAAACCGCGCCGCCAAGGACAGACTGGAAGACGCTAAAGACCGATTTGATGAGCAAAAGATTGCCGCTAAGAAGGGTAACCTCCAAGCCGCTCAACAAGCAGGCCAACGTGCGGCTGACGATCTGCGTCAAGCTACTCAACTGACAATGACTGGTGCCCACTACGGCAACACCGAAGCATTGAACCGCTATCAAACTGAACAGCAAGGTAGATTCCAACAAGCAAGTCTGGATCAGTCCGGCAAACTCGGTATTGCGGGTTTGATGATGCAAGATAAACAGCTTGCTCAGACTGGTGCGTTCCAACAAGCCCAACTTGCCGCAAATGAAAAACGTTTTGCCGCTATGGATAAAGCATCTCAAGCTCGTATGATGCAAGTTCGCGCAACTGCTTTTGGTAAGTTTAATGAAACCGTAGCTCCTCAACTCAATGCGCAATTAACCAGTGAGTACGGTAAAAACTGGCGCACTGCTCAAGACCCACGTAGTCTTCAAGCGCAAACGTTGTTTAAGCAAGCACAAAATGCCTACATAATAGATGCACTTGGACAGCATGACGCTTCTTCAGGCGCACGTTCAGCAGAAGGTCTATTAGGTTTAGGTGACTAAGTATGATTCTCAATCTCCCCAAGCTCGGCCCCGTCAACTTTCGGGATGACATAACTCCTGAACAACTTCAATCTCAACTTGCCGCGCTTCAGGAGAAGTACGACTTCAAATTGCCAAAGCCTGACGTAGGGATTGGCACCCTCCTTAAACGTGGCTTCATGCGTGGGGTGGGGGAAACAGGTATCGCCTTGGGAGATGTCCTCCCCGCCATGGGCG